TAAAAAACTTTGTCTTTCTCCGCACATTAATTGTTGTGCTTGTGTTGATGTTGCTAAAAAACTAGCAACTAAAATAAATATTACACCTATTATATTAAATATTTTCATGCTAATTCAAACCATTCTGTTTAAGGTTTTGGATATTTATCTTTAACTTTTTTAATTTCAACTTTCCAAGAATCAATACCATTGTGATATATTTCATCCAACTGGTCGGCTAACTTTGGGTATTCTGCTTTACGATTTCTCTGGTATGCTTTAGCGGTATAATCAGATTTTTGTCGAGCAATTTCTGTGTCTATTGCTGAATCACTTGGTTGTGAAACATCACTATCGTTCCAAATAATAGTTGTATCGTTTACACTATATTTTGCCGTTGGAGTTAAAACTGTTAAAGCCTCGTTTATTTCTTGATTTGTTTTAGCCATGATTATGTTCCATCTATCTCTATCAAGTGCATATGACTTCCTTGTAGGGATGAGCCTTGATAATTTACATAACTATGTGAAGTTGTATAATTACTTCCATCATTAAGTCTTCTGTGTTGCAATTTGTAAGTCAGTTCAGCAGTTGAACTTGGGCTATCGACAAACATTATGGGTATTTGAAAAACAAAATATTTAGTTTCTGAACTACCGCTATCAACTCTAAATTGAATTTGCTGGTCATAAACCTCTGTACCTGACCCTCCGTCTGGGGTCCTAACAACTGCCAAATTTCCCCCATGCCAATGATTTTCTGTGGAACCAACCAATGTGTAATCAATAACCATCATCACAAGAACCTTATTGGAACTTGAGGCACAGGTAATGGTATCTGAAAATCCAACATCCGTTAGCGAAGTATTCGTAGTTGATGCGGTGGTAACAAACCTTCCACTTGATTGAACTTGTAAAAGTTTTCCACCACCAGCAGCAGCAGCAGCTTCAGCAATAGTTTGTTGACTAATTCTTGCCATCTTATGTTATCTCCATAACTGATATTGTTATATCAACAGCAGCACTTCCTGTTACTGTTAAAGAATCCGTTGCTTCTAAAACTAATTTTGCACCACTTAAAACAGCTAGAGTATCATTAGCTGGTATTGCAGTTGCTGTTAATATTTCTACTGTTTGGTTAGCTTCATTATTTGCACCTGCTCTTGAACCAGTATCAGAAGTTAAAGTAACAGTTGTAGTAATGGCTGACCCTGTAGTATTGCCTATTTGAAATCCTAAAACTATTGCTGTGGTGCTACCTGCAACTGTGTAAATTACATCTGCACTTGTAACTCCAGCCTTAGTAATAACTTTAAACGTATTCGCCATATTATATCTCCTATCCTAATGCAATGGCTAATGCTGTCGCTTCTAAGGCAGCATAAGTTGAAATGTCTGAAGCTGGTATTTGCTTCGTAGTTGTACCATCAATGATTATAATTCCATCTGCGTCATCTATTGTAATTGATGATGTTGATTTAGCAGAACCATCAAGTAAATTTAATTCTGCTGCTGTTGACCCTACATTTGTTCCACCAATATCTAATGTAGTCATTTGAACTTCACCAGCTACTGTTAATATTGCAGAACCTAATGTTAATAAGTCTGTGTCTCCTGCACCACCTATTGTACCACCAGATTTAATTACTAAGTCATCTTTGACTGTTAATAAACCTGCTGAACTTAATGTTAAAGCATCATTGGTAGAAGCAACACCTATTGTTCCACCATCTTTAATCATAATATCATCTGCAACAGTAAGTAGTCCAGCAGAACTTAATGACATTTTTTCTGATGCAGCTTCTGATGCACCTGTTTTAAATACTAACTTAGTTGCATTGTTATCGGCTGCAAAATCACCTTCTGATACAGCTTCAATACCTGCTGCTACTAATATAGCATCTGTTCCTGTACCTTCGTCTGGTGCTTGGAAATCTATTTTACCAATTACATCATTAGCAGCAATGTCAGTCTCACCAGTTTGTAATGTCAAAGATACTGGTTTGTCGTCTGCTGTAGCACTATGTTTAAGTAGTAATCCTTTATCTGCACTATGAGTTAAAGTAATTTCTTGGTCATTACCAAACTTTATTATTCCACCATCTGCAAGAAATAAATCAGAAAACTCAGCAGCAGCAGTACCAAGTGTTGCACCATCTGCACTAGCAGGAACTATAGATGTTCCTACAGTAGCTGTATTTAATACAGGACTTGTTAATGTTTTATTTGTTAAAGTTTGTGTTGCAACGAGAGATACTAAAGTTGAGTCAGCACCATCTGGTAGTAACATTTCATTTGTTACTCCTTCTGAGTGAGGTTGAGCTTTTAATATTTGACCATGTGAATTAGATTCACAATTAAATTGTATTGCACCTGAGTTGGTGTTGCCTCTTACTGTAACATGACCTGTTCCATTTGGCGCAAGTTCTAAATCTGCGTTTGAAGTTGTAACAATGTCTTGTCCATTCATGTCCAAGTTACCACCTAATTGTGGACTTGTATCTTCTACAATATCAGATATTCCAGAACCAGATGCAGCTAATCCTGCTACAAGTGTGCTTCTAGAAATTTTCTTTAATCCACCACCAGAGGTATCTACAGCCAATAAAACATCATCATTTGCAACTGAAGATATTTCAGATAAATCTCCTACAGCAGTAGGATTATAATTTGTGCCATCAGCTATTAATAAGTTACCAGAGGTGTTTGTTGCCATTACAAGGTCATCACCTGATATAGTTAAGTCACCAGATAATGTTACATTACCATTTGATGCTATGGTTATGGCATCCGTTGTAGACGATACTCCGATAGTTTTTCCATCACCTATAACAATATCATCTGTTACAGTTAAAATACCTGCACTAGATAAAGACATTTTTTCACTAGCAGCCTCAGAAGCAGCAGTTCTAAAACTTAATTTTGTTGCATTGTTTGAAGAACTAAAGTCTCCTTCAGATACAGCAGCTATTCCAGCAGCAACGAGTATTGCATCTGTACCTGTTGCCTCATCAGGAGCTTGAAAGTCTATACGACCAATAACATCATTAAGAGCTATATCTGTTTCACCTGATTGAAGAGTTAGTACAATAGGTTTATCATCTCCAGTTCCTATAGATTTAATATTTAATCCAGTATCAGCAACATGGGTGACTGTTATATCTTGGTCATCACCAAATTTAAGAACAGCACTATCTGAGTCTAATAATAAATCATCAGCTATAGTTACATCTCCGCCAGAAGTAATATTACCTGCAACGGCTAAAGTTGAATTGGCTACTGTAGCATTTGGTGTTAATGTTAGATGTGTTACATAAGAACCTGCGGAGGCAATATCATTACCAAATGTTATTGTACCACCATCTGCTACATTAAGTTTCCATTCATCTCCAGCATCATCTCCTTCGTCTGCCATTAATGTAATAGCTAAACCTGCACCTTCTGTTGCAGCTATTTTTAAAGAGTCTGTTGTGGTTTCATCATAACTTATATTAATATCAGAGTTTGTACCAAAGATTAGTTTCTCATCATCAACAATCATTATGTCATCAGAAAACTTAAACTGGTCTTCATCTTCCATCCATGTTAAAACACCATCAGATGTTTCACCATCAAATGTTACTGTTATATCTGTTCCTGCTGTTGCATCACCAATAGTAATTGATGTTCCTAATAATTTAGTAACATTACCACCTTCAGCAGTTGTTCCATCATGACTATGCCCTGTTGAAGCAGCGAAAGCTGTTACGAGTGCAGCAAATTCATTGTTAAAATCAGCAGCATTAATAACTTCACCATCAACAATTTCTGTGCTACTTTGCCTTGTATATGTTGCACCCATTATCTACGACCTCCATTTGTAAATTCTAATTGGTATGAAAATAAAGTAAACGGACTTAGAGCACTATTATGATCCACTTTAACAGCAATTAAAAATCCTGATCCTTCTATTGATTGTCTTTGTATGGGTGCTCCACTAGATCCATAAACAGCAGAACTATATGTAGAACTAGAACTTCCATACAAAGCTATTCCACCGGGAGAAGAAAGATCAAATGAGGCAGGTTGAGGAGTATCTTGTGCATCTCCATCAAATCTAACTCTCATATCTACATCTATTGTTCCTTCAACCGCATAATTTATGATAACTCTTTGCATTAACTTTCTAATACCAGAGTCACCAAGAGACAAATCAGGAGAACGATAAATTGCTATTACATTATCTCCATCAAAAGTATCTGTTGTACTTTCTTGTTGTCTAACATATCCGTCATAACCACCTTCTAAAATAACTTCTTTACCACTAATAAATCCAGAAGACATTGATGAAGGTTTTATACCTTTTATATCAGCAAACTCAAAACCTATACCACCTTGAGGTGTTCGTGTTAAAGAAGCTAAAACTCCTCTACTATTTCCAATAGAATCGCCATCACTAGGATAAAATAAACGATATTGACTTTTACCTCTAACAATAACAGAAGAGATACGATCTCTTGATCCAATAACCTCTGTTATTCTTGGTTGAATAGGTTTAGAAATAGTTCCTAATTCTACATCACCAATTCTCTCTGTACCTGCAATAGTTCTTAAACCATCAAGTGATAAGAATAATAAATCACCACCAAGTTCTTGAACTGAGAAACCATCGGCACAACCTAATGTTCGTGTTACTGGTAATACTTGCCAATCGGCTACACTAGAACCAACTACTTTATAAATTTTGTCTATACCAAATATAAATAAAGCATCACGAAAAACTTTTAACTCTACAACAGAAGTATCAACTCTTATAGATCCTGCACCATTAGCTGCTGAAAAGTCTGTTTCTGCAAAAGGAGCACTAAATATTATTTCTTGTGGATTACTAGACATACCAGCAAAAAACATATGATCTTTAAATACTGCTACTGAAGAGGGATCTGCTGGTGCTCCGGTTGTACTTATTAAAGTATATGTAGTTCCATCATACGATGCTGCTTGATTAACATCATCTACCATTATAAGTTTTTCAGTATTATTAAAATTGTATAAATCAAACTTATATCTACCAGCAGAAGTTCTTGTACCTATTGTAGAATATGTGCTACCTGATGTTGCAAAGGTTACTACATTACCTGCGGCTGCAACAACACCATTATTAAATATTTGTAATCCTAATACTTTATTTGTACTATTAACTTGATTACTATTCCACTTACTAGTTCCACTTAATCTACGATAGCCACCTTGAATACTAGGCTCAAAATTTTGTAGTGTAACTGCTGCTCCCGGTGGTAAAGAAAAGTCATCTCTGTCAAGAATTAAACCGCCCCCTAAAGGCACAGTAACAGGAGACATTTGTGATAAATCTGGCATTTACTATCCTTGCGGTTTTAAAAATTCTTCTACAAAAACTGTTACTTCTAAATCGTTTGCTGCACCTGCTTGTGCTTTTAAAATATCACCAGTCTCAAGAACAATGTTTGCATCTTCTATTCTTAAAAAATCATCTGCTGAAATACTTTTTGTGCTTACCAATGAAAAAGTTGCACTTGCAGAAGTATCGGTGTATTTTAATGTAGCATCTACAGCACTACTACCATCTACATTAGTAAGAAATATTTCTCTTATAATAGCAGTAAATTTAGCTGGACAAGTATATACAGTTGTTAAGTTAGTATCGGATAAAGCAACCGATGTATTTCTAAATCTACCATCCATTAAACTGCTCTAAAATAATTTTTTTGATTTACTAATTCTGTTCTCATTCTACGCATAATATTGTCATATTCTTGTAACGAGGCTTGAGCAGTTGGAAGATCTGAGCGAAGAACAGATACATAATATCTTGCTCTTGCTATAACTGCGTGTTCAAATCTAGTTGGAACATCTGATGTATCTGTATCACTAGAAAGTTGTGTGGTTGTTTTCCAATACTCATAACCTACAGTATATGTGCTTTTATCAGGAACAGGAGATAAACCAAACTTTTGATCTTGTGTACGATAAACACAATCTGGCTCACCTAATTTATCTATACCTGTATTTCTATCTCTTCTTTTAGTAGTTTCTTGAAACTCATCATAACTTAAA